TACAGGAACTGGAACTTATGATATTGCATTTAGATACCAAGCAACAGTAAAAGGGTATATTAGGGTTAATTCAACTAACACCACTTACTCAACAACTTCAGATTATCGTTTAAAAGAAAATATTGCACCAATGATAGGTGCTTTAGAAAAAGTAGTTCAGCTCAAACCTGTAACTTATACATGGAAAGCAGATGGCTCTGATGGTCAAGGCTTTATAGCACATGAATTACAAGCGGTTGTACCAGATGCAGTTACTGGTGAAAAAGATGCTGTAGATGACGAAGGTAATCCAGTTTATCAAGGCATAGATACTTCATTTTTAGTAGCAACTCTAACAGCAGCAATCCAAGAACAACAAACCATCATCAACGACCTAAAAGCAAGAGTAACAGCTTTAGAAGGAGCAGCATAATGTCCTCAGTAGTCATATCAGGTAACACATCGGGAACCATTACACTAGACGCCCCAGCAGTCGCGGGTACAACTACACTTACGTTGCCTACTACGAGTGGGACTGTAGCCTTAACAGCATCACCTACGTTTACAGGTCAAGCAACCATACCTACTATTAATCTTACTGGTGGGCAAATTACATTCCCAGCTACTGCCGTACCTAGTGCAGATGCTAATACGCTAGATGATTATGAAGAAGGAACTTGGACACCATCATTTGCAGGCTCAACTACAAACCCAGTAGCAACTCAATCTAATGAGGGACGATATACAAAAATTGGCAAATTTGTTTTTGTAACAGCAAATATGGTTACAACAGCATTGTCTAGCGAGGGAACTGGCGATTTAAGAATTAGTGGATTTCCATTTTCCATTGCAAGTGGAGTTTCATCTTTTGGAGGATCAATAGGTTTATCTGCTTTTTTTGATACAAACCCTGGTGCAATTCAGTCAGAACCCACCCAGACTTATGTTACTTTGTATAGAAATATAAACAACACAGTATCACCAACTACCGATTTGCAAGCTGGTACATTTAACAACGTATTTAGATTTTCATTTTCATATATGGTTTAATTAACTAAGCCAGATTAGCTTAGTCAGACACTTAAAGGAGATTTAAAATGGCATTAACTAAAACAACTAACATTGACCAAATTACAGTAACTGAAAATGGCATAGTATTGTATCGGGAAGTTACTCGCATATTAGAGGATGGTATTCAACTGTCACAAACTTACCACAGAACAAGCTTAATACCAGCACAAGACTTAACAGGCATACCTGATAATGTTGTAGCTATTTGTAATTTAACTTGGACTCCAGAAGTAATCGCAACGTATAAAGCACAACAAGAAGCCAATGCTAATAGATTAGGAGCAGCATAATGACTACAGTAGTATCAGGCTCATATCCAGCCGTAAATAGTGATAGCGATGTAACCATAAATGGTCTTACTGTTGGTAAGGGTGGTGGTGCGGTTGCTAGTAATACGGCTGTTGGTGCTACAGCATTAAATGCAAACACTACAGGAGTAGGAAATGTGGCGGTAGGACAAAATTCTTTATTGTCTAACACCACAGCTAATTACAACAATGCTTTTGGTGCGGCATCTTTGTTTAGCAACACAACTGGCACGAACAATGTGGCTATGGGTGATGCGTCTTTATATGCAAATACTACAGGTTCTAACAACACCTCTATTGGTGCTACTGCATTAAGATTTAACACCACCGCATCTCACAACACAGCAGTAGGTTATCAAGCTGGGTATACAAATATTACTGGCACGCAATCCACTTATTTAGGTTCTCGTGCTGGTTATAATGCAACTGGAAACTATAACACTATTGTTGGTGATTATGCTGGTCAAGGTATAACTACTGGAACAGGTAATTCATTTTTAGGTCAAGGTGCTGGAAACTTAGTTACAACTGGTAGTAATAATACCATTATTGGTCGATATGATGGTAATCAAAGCGGTCTAGACATGCGTACATCTAGTAAATCTATTGTGATATCTGATGGTGATGGTTTACCACAATATGTAGTTGGTTTTGCTCCGAATGGTCCTGGTGCTTATAGTGGAACTGGAGGCTATACGACTATTGGTGCAGGGGGAACTTCTGCAACTTTGTATAACGGAGTTATTGGTCTAAATGGAAATGCGGCTACAAACAGGGGTTCTGGCATACAAGGCTACATGGATGGAACGCAGGCTTATGCTTTAGGTGCATATAGCGTTATTGTTGGTGGCGGCAGTAATGGTTCTTTTGCTGTTAAAAATCTTACTGGCGGTGTTTTTCTAAGTGGCACAGGGGCAACTTCTTGGACTGCCGTATCTGATGAAACACGCAAAGATATTATTGAACCAATTACAGGCGGTTTAGCTAAAGTTGCAACACTTCGCACAGTTATTGGTAAATTAAAAACCGATGAAGAAGGCACACGCAGACCCTACCTTATTGCTCAAGATGTCCAAAAAGTATTGCCTGAAGCGGTTACTGAAGCAGAAGATAGAGAAGGAAAACATTTAGGTCTGTCTTATACTGAAGTTATTCCACTTTTGGTAAACGCAATTCAAGAACTTAACGCAAAAGTAATTGCTTTAGAAGCGCAATTGGGAGCTAAATAATGGAACTTACTAAAGAACAAGAAGTGCAACGCAACTATGATGCAGCTATGGATTCTGTAAATTTGTTAAACGCTGGCAAACCTGAAAAGATGACTGATGCTGATTGGGCTGACGCAGTTAAACGCAATAAAGAACACCTAGAGATTCAAATTGCTAAAGGTGCAGATTATTATGGGACTAATGATTTAACACCATTTACTGCGGCAATTACAATAGGCAATACGCCTCTACCAGCAGACGAGGAATAATATGGGAATTAATGCGTTCACTCAATTAGGAAATACAGTAACTTTTGTAGCTGCTAGTACTGCGCCTACACCTGTTCAAGTACCATCAACAACTTTAGGTGGAAATCAATATCGTATTATTAATACAGGTACTGTGACTGTATTTTTAGGTTATGGCTCTACTTCAAGTGACGCAACTAATAATGCTATTATTGTTTCAACAACACAAAAAAGCTTACCTATTTTACCAAACACAGATGAAATTTTAAGTTTTGTACCCAATGCTTATTTTACAGGAATTACATCAAGCGGAACTGCAAATGTATATATAACGCCTGGCGACGGTTTATAAGGAGACACTATGTTAAAAGTTGCAGGTGGTGGAATATCAGGAGCTCTTGTATATCAAGGCACCTGGGATGCACTCACTAACAATCCTACCTTAACTTCTAGTGTTGGCACTAAAGGTTATTACTATGTAGTGTCTGTTGCAGGTACAACCAATCTTAATGGTATCACTGATTGGCAAGCAGGTGACTGGGCTGTATTTAATGGCACAGTTTGGCAAAAAGTAGATAACTCAGAAATCACTTATGTAAGTAATGTTGCTACAGGCACAGGTCTTACAGGTGGTCCGATCACAACTACAGGTACTATTTCTATTGCAAATACTACTGTGACTGCAGCTTCTTATGGAGCAGCTAATACAGTAGGTACTTTTACAGTTAATGCTCAAGGTCAACTTACAGCTGCAGCTAATGCTGCTATTGCAATTAATGTAGGTGCAGTTTCTGGTGCAGTTCCTAATACAGTGAATGTATTAGCTGGTACTGGATTGTCTGGTGGTGGTGCACTTACAGCCAATGTAACTTTAAGCAATACTGGTGTACTTTCATTTAATACAAGAACAGGTAATGTAAGTCTTTCAAATACTGATGTCACTACAGCTCTAGGTTATACACCAGGCACAGGTAATGGCACAGTCACTTCAGTTACAGGCACTTTACCTATTGCATCTTCTGGTGGTGTAACTCCTAATATTTCTATTAGTTTATCTAATGCTACTACTGACGGATACTTAAGCTCTACCGACTGGAACACATTTAATAATAAACAACCTTCTGGTACTTATGTTAATTCTGTAGGTGCAACTAGCCCTGTAGCTTCCTCTGGTGGAACAACACCTACAATTAGCATGGCTCAAGCCAATGCAACTACTAATGGTTATTTGTCATCAACTGATTGGACTACATTCAATAGCAAAGGTACAGGCAATGGTAGTGTAACTAGCGTTGATGTATTAGGTGGCACTACAGGTCTTACAACTTCTGGTGGTCCGATTACTACTTCTGGAAATATCACAATTGCAGGTACATTAAATGTAGGCAATGGCGGTACAGGTGCCACATCATTAACAGCCAATGCAGTTATCATTGGAAATGCAACAGGTGCTGTGACTACTGTAGCTCCTGGAGCTTTAAATAATGCACTTATTTCTAATGGTACAAATTGGGTAAGTACTGCACTTCCTGCTTCTGGTGTTACAATTACAGATGACACATCAAGTAATGCAACACGATATATTACGCTAACAGCTAATACTTCAGGCACGATTACAACTGTTAATGTGAGTTCTACAAAACTTACATTCAATCCATCCACTGGTGTATTAGGTGCTTCTATTCATTCATCAACGAATGGTATCCATATTAACAATTTAACAATTGCATCTAGCTATACACTTCCTAATGGATATGGTGGTATGTCAACTGGTCCAATTACTTTGTCTAGTGGTGTTGCAGTTACAGTGCCTTCAGGCTCAAGATGGGTGGTTCTATAATGGTAGATACTCCAAACAGCCACGAATCAGCATGGGATTTATTATTAATATGGGTAGGTGCTATTTTAGGGCACTTAACTTTATCTTCAGCTGTGTTATGGGCTACATTAATTTACACACTGTTTAAACTGTATATACTTATAAGAGACGATTTATTTACAAAGAAAAAAAAGAGAGGGTAGCTCTATCGACATGGCAACACTATCCATTGTAAAATTTGGTGATGTAGATTCACTAGCCGAATTTGCTTTTGAAAATGGTTTACAACATAAATTGTTTCAAGAGACATTAATGGATCAAGGATTTACAGTACCTATATTTCCATTGATAGATATAAATATAGATAATATTGATGATTGGCTTTTAGCTCATCAAGTAGAACACCAAGCATTTGCTGGTTTATTAGGACTTAATAATCCATTCAATTTGCTAGATGTAGATGTAAACAGAGAAGATGATTGGTATGACTGGGTGGCATCACATTTATACATCCATCAACAAATCGCAGCTTCATTAAATTTAACATAATTCATTTTTGGGGATAGAAATGGATAGATTAGAGTTATTTCATGCAGTAGCTCGTATAGCCAAACCTGTACATTTGACTTATACGCCTATTGCAAGCTTAGAAACGCCTTTTAAAGAGGCAAATATTGACAGTTTAGACATACTTTTGATATGTGTTTACTTCAGTGAGTTATATGGGATCGAGGAGGAAGTGGCAAAAAAGATGTTGCCAACCACCCCCCAGGAAATTTTCAATTTTCTGGAAATCCATAAAACTAAAGAGCCAGCATCTATAGAAGATGCAGTAGGGCAGATTAAATGAAAATTTATCTTACCCATGGCAGAAAAGCATATAGTGAACATATAGACTATTTAGAAGATTTAGCATTTCCTCAAAGGGTGCATTGGTTCCCTGAGACATATAAAAGAGTTGGCACTGGTGTCTTTTATGTACCACACCTAGTAGCTGACAAAGTGCTAGACCAAGTATTAGCAACAGAGATAAGAGAAAAGCCTATAGGCAAAACTGCTTTTATCTTAGCTGCAGGAAATACCAACTTTGCTGGGATTAATCCTAGAAAAGTAAAAGATACACAATTAAGTTATGTATATAAGTTTTTACCTTTTACATTAACTCAAGTGTATGCAGGTCGTATAGCTCAGTCGTTTGGGGCTAATGACTTAATTATGACTGATACGAGTGCGTGTGCATCAAGTATCAAAGTGATGATGGATGTACAGGTTTTGATGGACTACTACAATTATGATCGAGTGGTTGTACTTGCAGTAGAAGATCAGATAGCTAATTCTACTTTAGATTTCTTTGGTGAATCTAAAGCTATCTTAACAGAGGATGATATTAAACCTTCTGCTTTTGATAGTAAGAATTATGGGTTTTATGTAGGACAAGGTGCAGCTTTAGCAGTGTTTATGTCAGAGCGTGCTGTGGATAAGTTAGGAGTTACTCCTATTGCTGAATTAAAAGGTGCTTATTCTGCAGGTGAGAAATTAGACAATGCTATAGGACAAAGGGAAGATGGTGAGGGATTTATGAGGGCTATAGAGGGTGCTTTACACTACTCTAAAGTCAGTTCAGATGAGGTAAAGGTAATAAAAACTCATGGGACAGGTACCCGGTCTAATAATATTTCAGAACGGGAAGCCACCACCAAAAAAATTCCTGATTTTGTAGCCACATCCTACAAACCAAAAATAGGACATACAATGGGTGCTAGTGGGCTTATAGAGACATTGATGTTATTTGAAGATATGGCTCAGGGATTTATTCCAGAGATACCAAATCGAACAGAACATGATACAATATTTTTATCAGAAAAAGGTTCTGTTCCAGAGGGATATGTTATGACTTTAGCAGCTGGAATGGGTAATATATATTCAGCTGCAATATTTAATACAAGGATTTAATATGGCTGAAATGGTAGATAGTTCAAAAGATTTGCTAGATACGGATAAAATTATCCAAAGAGCAGTGATGAATATTCGTTCTCCTTATTCTTACGATCAAGTTTATAATTCCATAGCAGAAGAGTTAAAACAACCTGGCACACAATTCATTCGTGAAGGCAATACCTTATTTATTGTCCATTACGATCATGGTCGAGTAGGCACATTTCGTGCTTTAAACGCAGACACCGCATTAAATTACATCAATAGTAGTTGGTTATTTATCAAAGCTTGTTATGACATGGGTTATGACACACTTATTACAGAATTTTATGATCCTACTATTGTTAATATCTTTAGAACTATATCTAAAAACCCGCCTTACCCCGAAATGGGATACAACGTTAAGCAAAGCGTTGATGGATGGATAGGCACTATTAAATTAGGTCCAGACCGAGACGGAGAACTATAATGGGTGGAGTAGTCAAAGCAATAGGTAATGTTGTTAGTGGTGTAGCTGAAGCTGTAGGTGATGTAGTTGAGGTTGTAGCAGAAAATCCTATTGTTGCTGCAGCTGCTTTTGCTGTAACAGGCGTTCCTTTGCCAGGTGTACTTGCTAGTTTACCAGCTCCTGTGTCAGCTGCTGCTATTTCAATGGCATCCACTGCAATTCAGGGTGGTGATTTTGGTGACATTATTAAAGCAGGTGCTGCCGGTGCATTAGGTAGTGCTGTGGGTGGTGCTGTAGGTAGTAAAGTTGCAAGCTCATTTGGTGACACTGCAGGTAAGATTGCATCAAGTGCAGCAGGTGGTTTTACAGGCACATTAGTTGCTACAGGTGATGTTGGCACAGCTCTTAAAGGTGGTGTTATGGGTGGTGCTGGTGCTGCACTACAAGCAGGTATCTCATCTGGTTTAGAATCTATTAAACAACAATTTCCAGGAAGCACAACAACTCAACAAGCTGGTCCAAGTGGCTACCAAGTAGGCGAACAAATAGCTACCTCACCATTTGGAACTTTTGAGACTGTGGCTCAAACATCTCCACAATGGTCTCCAACATCTCCATTTACACAAACATTTGATACTTTACCAAGTATGCAATATAACCCTAGTCTTGTAGAAAGAGCTATTGGCGCTGCTGGTCCAGCTGCAACTGAATTAGCAAGTGATGCACTTAAACCTACATTAGCTTCTGCATTAGGATTTGGTGGTCAACCTACAACACAAAGTACTGGTCCAGCCCCTACAGGTGGTCCAGGTGTAGCAGTGACTGGTGAAGGTACTGCAGTTAATCCAGCTGCTGCTTCAGCATTAGCACAAGCATTAAGGGTAGGCGATCCTGGTGCACCATTATTTGGCACAGAAGGTAAAGGACAACAACAAGCAGTATGGAATACTGCATCACTTAAATTTAAAGATGAAATAGGAGGTTAGTTGTGGCTAAGATACTAGAGGCATTAAGAGTAAATGTAATGGGAGACTTAACACTTCCTGCATTAGCTCAAGTTATACAATCAAAAGGTCGTGGTCCAGATACCATACTAGCTCACATTACACCTAAAGAAGCAGAGAAGCTTAAACGTGCTGGTGGTGCAGGTACTATTAATCCAGATACAGGCTTGCCAGAGTTCTATGAGGACTACTATACTCCTACAGACACAGGCGGCTACCCATCATTTATGTCATCTAGCCTACCAGAATATACACCTACAGCATCTTATGCTCCAGATTTCTCATTCACTGGTGGTGGCTATGAGCCAGACTATTATACAGGTGGCGGTTACGATTACTCCCCCTCAGCTGTTTCAGCTGCCCCTGAATTCTATGAAGCTCCTGGTGCTTACACAGGTGGCATTACATTTGGTGAAACTCAAAGAGAATTACAACCTATTGAATCATTAATGGATTTAAGAACACCTACAAGTGAAAGACCTGGTGTTGGTATTCCTCAACTTCCTAGAGATACTATTGAAATTCCTAGAGGTGGTGCAGCTACAGAACGTGGATTTACAGAGAAATTAAAAGAATATTTAACTAATCCAGAAGTTTTAGGCAAGCTTGGTATTGCAGGATTAGGTGCAATTACTGGCGCTAAAACTGCTAAAAAAGCTGCTGAACAAGGTAGAGAGGCTAAAAAAGAAACTCAAGATATAGCAGCTCCATACGCAGTTAGAGGTCGTGATCTTGTGGGTAGAGCAGAACGAGGTGAATTAACACCATCCAATTTACAAACTTATCAAGCAACTCAAGCAAGAATAGCTCAAGGTGTTGAATCTCGTGGCGGTGTAGGTGCTCAACAAGCAGCTACTCAACTAGCTAGTTTAAGAAATGAATTACTACAAAACCAATATGACTATGGTCTTAAGATTTTAGGTATTGCTGACAATATTGCATTGGGTGCAATCAAGACTGGCTTAGAAGCAGATCGTTATGTTAATGAATTAACTGGTAATTACTTTAAAAATATTGCTGCAACGGTTTATGGCAGTGCTGTACAACCTCCTAGGGCTTAAAAATTATGGCTATTTCATTAAGAGAATTTACAGATATTAACCCTCCAATGTTTCAAGATAGAGTTGCACCTGAAGATGCACCTATGCAAGACATGACAATGGCAGCTACTCCTTATACACTTCCTGACAATGTAGGTAAGTCTGGTGGTGAATACTTAAAAACTGTTGGTCCAGCTATTGAAGCTGAAAGAAAAGCCCAAACAGAAAAAGATATATTTGCTTCAGAAGTTAAAGCTAATGAATTTGTTGGTAAAGCTAAAATGGGTGAACGTATGGCTGAAGCTTACAAAACAGAAAAAGCTGCTATAGAAGGCTCTCCTGAATTTGCAAATTTAAGAAAGCTTGAAGATGATCTTATGAACACGGAGTTTATTCCTACTCAAGATAATGCTAAAGACCTTGGTGGTTTGTTTAGTCTAATTGGTGTAGTAGGTTGGGCTATTGGTGGCTCTGGTAAAGACAGTGCTATTCAAGCTATGACTGCTATGAATGGAATGTTATCTGGTTATCAAAAAGGTAGAACTGATTTATACAAACGCGAAAAAGATATTTTTGATACAAAAATGAAAGCGTTACAAACAAAAACATTAACACTTTCTAATCGTTTAAAACAAATTGCAGAACTTGCATCTATTGACACTAAAGCAGCTAATCAAGAAGCTGATAATTTATTTAATCAAGAACAAGCTACCTTTTATAAGCAAATTAAAGATAAATTTGGTTTAGCTGCTACACTTGAGTTTGCTAAAAACAATGTGAAAGCCATTGATAAAGCTTTTGAGTTTAAGCTTAAAGAAGAAGAAAATGCAGCTAGGAAAAAAACAGAAGCTAGAGGTGCTGTTCAACAACAATTCATGGCTCAAAGAGCAGTTAGTAGTTTAGGTGGTGCAGTCTCAGCTATGGATGCAATTAGTCGTTTACCAGCTACAGCTACTTCTGGTGTCTTACCTAACTTGCAAACCAAAGATGGTATGTTTAATTACATTAGAAATTCCTTTGGCAGAACAATGAGTGCTAATGAATCTAAATCTGTAGAAACTTTATTTACTGGTATTACTCGTAACTTAGCATCTATTGAAGCTTCAGGTGCAGCCACTGGTTTAGTAGGTTTAGCTACGCAAATGGAAAAACTTATTCCTAAAGAAGGTGATACTGCGTTTGATGTTGCATTAAAACTTGCTGACATTAGACGTGTTGCTGTAGAAAACATGAGACCTTTAATTGCATCTGGATTATTAAGACCAGAACAAGTTGTGGAAGCTAATCGTTTGATTACTAAAATGGAACAAGTAGTTCCATATACAGTTAATGAAGTTATGGATGCACGTTATGCAGGCAAAACTAATTATCGTCAGTCAATGGAAAATATAGTTGAAAAAGGCAATGTTAAAGGAGCCTTTGCTACTGAAGCAGAAGCTGATATAGCTTTTCAACAAGGTAGAATTAAAAAAGGTGACCGAATTAAAATTGGTAATGCTACAGGAGTTTATGAATAATCATGCCATTTAAACCAGATCAAGATTTAATTGAAACACCATCTACACCAAAATTTAAAGCTGATGTAGAAATGTATCAAGAGCCTAGTAAGGGTGAAAAAGCTAAAGCGTTAGCTTATGGTGCAGCTACAGGACTTGCTGGTAGTTTAGGTGAATTAGAAAAGTTTGGTGCTTATACTGTTCCAGAGTTTTTAGGTTTAAGAGAAGAAGGTACACGAGAAAACATGGGGTTTGGTCGTGAAACTTTTTTCCCTACAATTAAAGAAGCTCAACAAGGATTAAAAAAATTAGGTGTTGAAAGACCTCGTGAAGATGTAAGTGGCTATGAAACTGGTGGTGAAATTATTGGTGGTTTTGGTACTGCTATTCCTGGTTTAGTTAAAGGCACAGCTAAAGGCTTATTAGGTGTGGCATCTCGCACAAGTGAGAAGGCTGCAAGACAAGCAGAACAATTAGGTTTTAAATTATCTCCAGCTCAAGTAAGGCAAGACATTCCTACAAGCGCTCAAGGAGCTACATTTTATGCTAAGGACAATCAAACTCTAGCTAACAAACTTTCATCTAAAGCTACTGGTCGTGAAGCTACAGAAATTGGTCCAGACTTTGTAAGAGAACGTTTAAACACTTTAGGTGGTGAGTTTCAAAACTTATATAAAGATAAAATATTTAATATCGATCAAAATGCAGTGGATGCTTTAAGACAAATTGCTAATGTTGAGAATTTACTTCCTCCTTCTGTTCAAGTAGCAGCTGTTAAAAATACAGCTAATACTATCTTAGGTAAGTTTGATGCTTTAACTTCAAGAGCTGGTGCTATCCCTGGAACCTTTGGTGTAGAAGGTAATGCACTCCAAAGAATTAGAACTGATTTATTACAAGCTGCAAGATCATCTACATCAAGACAAGATGCTCATGCTATCTATGAATTAGTAGATGCTATTGATGGTTCAGTAGCACGCAATCATCCACAGATAGCAGCAAAGCTAGATGAGTTAAGACCTTTATATAGAAACACAATTATTTTAGAAGATTTGGTTAGAAATGGTGGAATACGTCAAGGTAACATTAGCCTTGAAAGTTTAGGCAATATGCTTGGTGCTCGAAGAGAAGGTGTAAGAAGAGTTCAAGGTCAATTAGATCAGCTAGGTGAGTTAGGTCGCGAACTAAAACTCAGAGCACGTTGGCAAACTGTAGGTGATGCAGCTACAGAATCAACAGATATTTTAAAGAGAGCTTTAGGCACTGCTTTAAACACTGGAGCTTCTGCGCTTGGCTTAAGATCAAGAGGTGCTCGTGCAGTTCAAAGAGGATTGAATGAAGCACCACTATCACCTGTTACTCGTGCTGGTTTAGCATCTGGCGCAGGCACTGCAACAAGACCATTAAACAAAAACGAAGAGGAATAATTATGCCATTAATGAAAGGTTCAAGTAAAAAGACTATCGGAGCTAACATTGCTGAGATGGTGCGTAAGTTTAAAAATGTAGGAAAGATTGGTACTAGCCGACCAGAGAACAAAGGCATGGCTGTTAAACAAGCTGTGGCTATTGCTTTCCGTAAAGCTGGCAAATCTAAACGTGGGAGCAAAAGATGAAAGAAACTATGGATAATGATAATAGAATGAAAGAAGGCATGATTGATAGATCAAACATGAAGTTTGAGAATGAGTATGCTAGAAGCAATCCTGCGTTAAAAGAGATCAGAGACCAAGCTATGAAAAATGCTAGACCTATGGCTAAACCTATGATGAAACCAACCAGAAAATCAAGGAGATAAAAATGAAACAAGGTTACAATGCAAGAATGAATGAATCATTAGCAATGCGTGATGGTGCTAAATCACAACCTATGGCTGATAGACGTGCTGAAAGTAAAGGCATGGAAAAAGCTATGGCTAAACGTGCTTATGGTGCAGTTAAGACTATGAACCGTGGTAGAAAAACTACAAGATAATGGCTAAAAAACGGGAAAAGGGGATAAACCCGGATTTAGAAGATGCGATTAGTCAGTTGTTAAAAAGTGTTATGAATGATCCAATGGCATCCCTAACAGATAAAACTAAAGTATTAGATAGATCACTCAAGCTTGAAGCCATTAAACTCAAAATGAAAGATGATGAGTGGGGTGCAGCTTTCATGGATATTGATGATGAAGCTGATGATGAGCAAAAAGATTAGTGTTATACTATGATTGCTTTTTTATTAAAAGGGGATAAAAATGGATGCAGTACAAATGGTGCGATTGGCACTGAGCGTTATCACGGACAGGCTTTTGACGATCTTAGCATTAGCAGGAACTTTCGTTCTTTCTCTGTGGATCATGCAGGAGCCGGAGCTAATAAGACTAGGGACAGAGATCATATTTGCAGTCTTTGCCTACCTACTAATCAGAAACAAGGAGACTAAAAGTGGAAGAGTACAACAACGAGAAAGAGAACGAGAAGAGTGAGTATCCTGGTGGCGCAAAGGCAGTACGCCCTCAAACACCTTGTGATGCTAAAGTAGTACAACCAAACTGGAGACCTGGAACAATGCCAGCAGGTGGCTTTAGAAGTGTATTTGCTTTTGGAGATCAAGGAAAGACAACGACTGGTACAACACCTTTCAAGGCTCCATACTTTAAGAATAAAAAAGAAGGAACTTATTAGTCATGGCTAACAATATTCCTTTTCAAGTAAAAGGAAAAACTACCCGTATTAATGTAACTACAACAGCTAATACAGTAGCTATCCTTGCAGACAATCCAAGTAATCAATTGCGTATTCATAATGGTACAGCTGCTGAGGTATTTATTAATGTAAGCACATTATCAAATGGGGCAGCTGTTATTCCTGTAGCTGGAACTCCTGACTATGGAATGGTATTACATAATAATCAAACTATAATTATCACCGCCCCTTCTCAAGCCTCTTCTACTGCCACTGTTTATGTGTCAGCTATTGTAGCTTCTAGTACAGCTACTATTTATGTAACACCTGGAGAAGGTTTGTAAAATTTTATAACATATGAATTATATTTATAAAATATTTATCTATGGATTATTGTTTTTAAGTATTAATTCTTTTGCAGAAACAACAACAATAAATCAAAAAGGGATGCCGGTACCAAGTGCTATGGCTCCCTCCATGTCAGCATTTTCACAAGATGTTTGTGCAGTACCTATCAGTGCAGCAGGAAATTTAGGCTTTATCTCTTTATCAGGTGGCACAGTATTACTTGATGAGAACTGTGTAAAGATTAAGTTAGCAAAAACTCTCAACGATTTAGGACTTAAAGTAGCTGCTGTATCAGTGCTATGCCAAGACCCAAAAGTTTGGGAGGCTATGGAGATGAGTGGCTCGCCATGTCCTATGGGTGGTGCTGTAGGATTTACAGCTAAGAAAGCTTGGTATGAAAAAGACCCTGAGAAGTTTAAAAAATTATATGGTCAGAATTACACTCTTCCTACTTCTCCTGCTACTAAGGAATAATGCCTATGCTTATTGTTATGCAACTCAATGGACTGATTACGGTCCTGTATTCTCAAGCCTTGGTGTTGCTCAAGGCACTACTCTACAAGCTTGTCAACAACTTGCGTGTCAACTATATCCTAGCATCCCTGAGTGTGGTCAGCCTGTGGAACCTCCCTGTCAAGACATTGTTGAATTTCAAAGCATTGCTTGCCAACCTAATTACTCAGGTGCAATTAATCAAAGTAGAACTAAAACGTGCAGCAATAACCAGTGGACAGATTGGACAACAACTTCTGATAACTGTACACCAAATCCACCAACGTGCATTGAATCTACAGAGACGAGAACTCTAGGATGTTTAAACGGCTTCGAAGGTTCTATTCAGGAACAGAGAAGTTCAATATGTTCCGATCCATATGGTTCTCCAACTTGGACTGTATGGTCGGAAATATACAATACTTGCAAGATGACAGCAACGAACCTGAACAATCCATCATCACCAATCAGTCCGATAAGTCCCATGAATCCAAACAGTGTAGTGAACCAAGTCACCACTGCACCTATCATTCAACCAGAACCTGTAATTGCTCAGGACATGACTGCATTGACAACGACAACGGAAACAGTGACTACTTCGGTAGCCACAGTGAAAAGCGAAACAAACAGCGCATCCACTTCTCAAAGTACTACGACGACACAGGGTACAGGGAAAGCACCAGAGGTGCCAAAGGGTAAAACATTAGTTCCTGGATTTGGTATTGTGATGTCTATGCAACTTATAAATTCAGGATACAATATGCAACAAACACAGATAGAAGAATCAATTAAACTTATACAGGAACAAGATTATGAAAGACAACAAAACATACTCCTTACATTTGTCAGCGCAAATGATACTGGGGATTATCTTATCCGTGCTAGTGCCAATAGGTGGCGCAGTATATTACGGGATAACCCTCTTCAACGATTTGACCTCGACGATTGAGGAAGTAAAAAAGATGAGTTCTGTTGAAACTCGTATCATAGTTTTAGAAGATAGATCACGCTCTACTGAACGTCAATTAGTTGATGTAATGATGTCTAACAATCGTGCATTAGAAAAAGCTAATGAAGCTTATGGTCGTGCCATCGAAGCTAATAGTGTAGCTAAATCAAGCGCAGATAAAATCACAGACACAGTAAATAATGTTAAAGATGAAATGAAACAATTACGAAAGGCAATGGTAAATCCATTGAACAACTAATATGCTATCCATCCTCTCTTCTATTCTTGGCTTTGCAACTGCTGGGCTACCAAATATTTTAAGCTTCTTTCAACAGAAAGGAGATCAAAAGCATGAAAGAGAAATGGCTCAATTACAAAATGCTCAAGCTTTGCTCATGGCAGAGAAAGGTTTTATAGCTCAAGAGAAGATAGCTGCTATTGAATTGGAAGGTACTTATGCTGAAACCTACGCAAAAGAACGTGAAGCATTATATGACCACGATAAAAAATTAGTAGAATCTGCTTCTCCTACAGTGCGTAATTGGAACGCTATGGTAAGACCTGTAGTGGCATTTATATTTGTAGGTGAGCTAGTGCTTATTAATTTTATATCATTAGCATGGGCTATGTGGTCTGGTGTTGATTTTGTTGTAGCTTCACAAGAAGTATTCTCTACTGATGAAATGGCTATCGTAGCATCTATTATTGGTTTCTACTTTGGGTCTCGTACTTGGGAAAAGAAATAAGTGAATGTATCAAAAGCTGGCATCGCTCTTATTAAGCACCATGAGGGAGTTCGTAACAAACCATACCAGTGTCCCGCAAAACTATGGACAGTGGGAGTGGGTCATTTAATAGGTGATGGCAAAACATTACCAAAGGAATGGAATAGAAAATTTACCGATGAGGAAATAGATGCAATTCTTAAATCAGACCTACGTCGCTTCGAGTTGGGAGTACATAAGATGTTACCTAACGTGCCTCTCCGACAACATGAATTTGATAGCATTGTTTCTTTTTGCTTCAATCTGGGTCTTGGATGCTTTCAAAGATCAACACTCCGTCAAGCGCTTTTACGCGGAGATAAGAAGGCGGCTATGGAATCGTTAGTGAAGTATTGTCGTGCAGGTGGTAAAATATTAAGAGGTCTGCAAATTCGCAGACTAGATGAACGTTCACTTTTTGAGGGCAAATGATGGCAGTTAGTTTATCTATTGGTCGTGGTGAGAAGTTACCTGTATCTAAAGGTGCAGGCTTAACAGCTAAAGGTCGTGCTAAATACAATCGTGCTACGGGTTCTAAGTTGAAACCGCCGGCACCTAACCCTAAAACAAAAAAAGATGCAGGGCGTAAGAAATCATTTTGTGCTAGGATGAGTGGTATGCCTGGTCCTATGAAAGATAGTAAAGGCAGACCTACAAGAAAAGCAGCATCATTAAGACGATGGGGGTGTGGAAGATGAAGCCTGGTTTATATGCAAACATTCATAAAAAGAGAGCACGCATAGCTCAAGGTAGTGGAGAGCGTATGAGAGCACCCGGAACTAAAGGTGCCCCAACAGCTAAAGCGTTTAAACAATCTGCCAAGACTGCTAGAAAAACTAAACGTTAAGGAGCAGGGACTAACTGTCCTTCAAAAGTATATGTCCCAACATGAGCAAGACGAGCCCACGGAGCTCCCCATACCTTTATCCCGTTTAAACGTGCAATACGACAGAAATGATAATCCTCAGAAAGTAGCCTATTTGTTTCTGGTTCAATCGAGGTTGCAAAGTATTCCACAATCGGAGCCTGAGCCTTTATTGATCCTCCTAGATCAGTCACATCATTATTATATGTAGGGCATACATCCTTTAACTTCTCAAAGACTTCACGTTTGATAAGCATAAAGCCTGTACCACCATTCCATATCTCAACTGGATCATTCAATGGCACTACTGTTTCACCAGCATAGCCTACAAGATTCACTACAAAAGAACCTGTGTAATACTTTAAATCTTCCTGCTTCACATTATTCTCAATAGCTTTCTTAAGGCTTGGAAAGTTAATTTCTTTTTTAGGATATAGTCCACAGATAATATCTTTATCAGCTTCAATCATCTTGACTAGATCATTAGGATTAAATCGAATGTCACTATCAATAAACATCATGTGTGTAGCATCAGAGTTTAAGAAGCCATGAGACAAAGCGTTCCTTGCTCGTGTGATAAGGGATTCATTAAACATAAAACTAAATACAGATTCAATACTATTCTGATCTAATACTCTTTGAAGCATTAAGATTGATTGAGTGTAGTAGCCATAACATTGACCACCATACATAGGTGTTGCGATAAATACTTTTGCCATATAAATCCCCTTATATAAAATTAATGAGGATACCTGAAACGTCTCCTCGTAACGTTCTAACTAACCACAGGGCGTGGTTTCCCATTCAGGCTTGGGGGGTTTTGTATCGATCAACTCTCACGATTGCCCCACCACCTGACACGATTTCTTTTCTTTCAATGACAAGACGATAGACTTGCTTGTCATCATTGTATAGTCCAGCATCTTGCAGTGCATCTAAAATAGATTTACAGCAATTGTCTATGTCCATGAGCCTTTTGTTTCTAGGATATAAGTCTATGTGAACCTCAAGCAAATCATCACCAAATGATTTAGCTTTAGATTGCATGAGCTCTAACCACACAGCCTGTTTAAACTCTTTGCCTCGCTTCGAAATAAATCTTCTATGTCCTGATGCTATCCAATAGTTATTCACTGATGGAGGATAGGGCAAACTTAACTTAACCACTAAAAGGGCACATCCTCATCATCGAACTCTCTTGTGTTTACTTCTTTAGGATACTGTGCTGCTCTTTGTTGTTGCTGATCGAAGCGGTATGTATCTTCAGATAAAGTAATGAGAGTGCCATTGGCATTAGTGCGTTGCCATGCGCCTATCTGAATAGTATCACCAGCTTTATAGTCACGCTTAATTACAAGCTTGCCTGTAAAGTGTGGTGCCTTCTCTGACTTCATATTCTTATTGGTAAGTAAACTTCCTGTTCCTGGTTTGTGTATAAACTCTGCCATGACTATTCGCCTTTCCTAATTAATGTAGTTATTTTTGTAATTTCAATTTGTTCTAGTGCTGACAACTTGTGGATTAAATCGATGTTAGCATCTCTTAAATCATCAAGCTTGTGTCCCTTATCCTCTACTGAATACTTAGTGCTAGTCCATATCTTTTTATACAAATCTGTATAGGCTGTGATCCATTCCTTGTTGGTAGCATACTGAGCATAAGGCTCATCGCTTCCTGGAATAAAGATAGGAATAGATAGTTCATTGAAAGGTTTATCATCTTCCATATCATCAAAGTTCACTTGCTTTTTTTGTAAGGCTTGAACCGTGGGAGTGACATCTACCTCTTGTGGTTTGCTATCGAAGTCTTGTATCTCTTCAGGCGTGTAGGTGCCAACTACACAGCCTGGAAATACAGTTCGAATACCCTCACTGACTACCCTAGCTCTTAACATAGCTCTAGGATACTTAGCCCAATTATCCTTGCCAGCTAAACCAATACGCTTGGCTTGTTCGATTGTCCATGTGAGTTCAATCGATCCACCATTGGGATGGGAGAATATACCAGTGACTTTCTCATCAGTATAATCTTTCCATTCCACCTTACCCCCAGCGCTTTGAAATCTAGCGAGCATGGCATCAGCTTTTAATGCTGGTCTGCCTTGGATAATATGGTAGTCCCGTGCAGCCATGGCAGGATGCAGCCCCTCAGCTTGCGCGATTGCCATGAGTGCTAGGACTTGTTCAGGTGTTTGCATACCGAACAGCTTTGATTTGGCTATGGCATCTGCCATGCCTCTCATTTCTTCAAACGGAATGATGTGATTCATTTTATTTTTACTCCCCTGTGGTTAGAAATCTTTTTAATGTTGCTCCAAGTTTGCGGATTAATATAAGGTTGCATATTTCTTATCTTAATTTCTTCCTTTTGTAGTATCCAATCCAATTGCATACGCACAGATTCTGGATACAGTTCTCTAGCTCTTTCTACAAATTCTTTCATTTTAATTCGCTGCCTTTCTTAAAGAATATTCAGCAATTCGTTTGGCTCCCCCCCTACCAGAAATTTTCACGATTTTGCAATCGATCTCATTTCCTGCTTGAGCCAAATCATAAATACGAGCTGCTAGTCTAAAACATCCATAAAGCTTAAGTGCTTCAATGGCTGTAATTGTTTTATGTTGCTTTAAGTGTGACAAAATTTCTGTTGTTTGTGAATCCATTTTTTATCCCCTAAAAGTTAGATTATTTGACAAGGAACCGCCTTGACCCCGGCATTTCTACTACAAATTGCTCATAAACCTCTGGCATAGACTGTTTAAACAGATCAGAGCTAAAACGCTTTGATGGTTTACTAGAGCGCCATGTCACGAGTGTTGAACCATTGACACTCAAAATATCAGAGTAATCTTGCATAGAGGCTCTAATAGCAGTCTCTAATTGCTCTGCTTTCTCTTCATATTGCTTAACAACCCCTCTAATCTCTTTTAATTGAGCCACAGCAGTTTCTAGGGCTTGATTAGCCACTAAAGACTGCCCATTATCTTGTGGATAGATCAATTTTGTTGCTTCAAGCGATTCTGGAGCTGGTAGTGTGTCAGCCTTGACATGACCCCAATACACAGCCATATCTTTTATGAGGTTGTCTTTTTCTTCTTCGGTGAACGTAAAGTCAAACGTCTGAAACTCTTGACCACCAAATAAGACAGCAAGAATGACACGATCAACTCGATGAACGGTTGCTTCGTGTAGAATTTGAGCATAATCAGCAGGAGGAATCCTATTGCTATCTGCATCAAACTTATTCCTTGCATTAATGTTGTAATTCTTTGCTTCGACCAATACTCGACCATCAGCAGAAATAAAATCGAAATGGGAACGTAGCCAACTATGATCTGGATGTGTGAGAGGGTAATCTGCATCTTTTAACTCCATGTTTAGTTTGTCTTGTGCTAACCTACCAATAATGGGTTGCATGACATGACCCATCTGAACAGCCTCTATTTGAGACAAATCAGGGGGATCAATTTTGCCTTGTTTTTGCATGATGACCTCAACAGCTTTGCCATTCATGACCATACGGGTATCAGACGCCCACCAAGCACTATTTCTTATCTCTGGGGCGAAATCATCTCTATCGTTTGCCATGTTGCACCTCCGATAAGAGAATTGCTAAATTATTGATGACTTGTTCTAGTCTTTTAATACGATCATCAAGCTTATTGATTTTGACATCAAGCTTCATATCGTCTAGTTTTAAAGATTCCATTTGAACCCTCAATTCATTTAATATAATTTCCATTGTTATCCCCTTTATAGTTAGAACGGATTATTTTCCAAAATTTGATCCCATTGATAATCTTTTTTCTTATTTTCAATCGGCTCAAAATACTGACCAGCATTGCCACAATTTCCATTGTATCTAGCACTGACACATAAGTTATAGCTCTTATTGCCACTGACTAAATCAATTGTAGGTAATCGTTTGCATATTGCTGAAAATGATGGTGTCTCTTCGAAATGAATACAATCTGCACATATTCTTATTTTGCGACTAATCATAATGTCCCCTAGTTAGAAAGTTAGTGTGTTATCAAGTTAAATGATTATGTTTACCTTGTCAAGCACTATTTTTAATTCTTTTTACAAACTATCCCCTGTGGATAAGTCTGTGGATAACCTGTGGATAACTTCTTATCGCTTATAATATTAGAGTAT